GAGGCTTTGGGCTCATATGACCGTTAAAGCCTCCGGGCGTTTTGTCCCTCCGTCAGCATTTGCCGCAGGCACCGGTAAGACGTTTACCGGTGCTTATGCATGGAACGCGCCACGCGAGGCTGTCGGGCGCGAAAGACCCCTTACACGTGACGAGATGCGTCAGGTGCAAGGTGTTTTATCCACGATTAACCGCCTGCCTTACTTTTTGCGCTCGCTGTTTACTTCACGCTATGACTACATTCGGCGCAATAAAAGCCCGGTGCACGGGTTTTATTTCCTCACATCCACTTTTCAGCGTCGTTTATGGCCGCGCATTGAGCGCGTGAATCAGCGTCATGAAATGAATACCGACGCGTCGTTGCTGTTTCTGGCAGAGCGTGACCACTATGCGCGCCTGCCTGGAATGAATGACAAGGAGCTGAAAAAGTTTGCTGCCCGTATCTCATCGCAGCTTTTCATGATGTATGAGGAACTCTGCGATGCCTGGGTGGATGCGCATGGCGAAAAAGAATCGCTGTTTACGGATGAGGCGCAGGATCATCTGTATGGTCATGTTGCTGGCGCTGCACGTGCTTTCAATATTTCCCCGCTCTACTGGAAAAAATACCGTAAAGGACAGATAACCACGAGGCAGGCATATTCTGCCATTGCCCGTCTGTTTAACGATGAGTGGTGGACTCATCAGCTTAAAGGCCAGCGTATGCGCTGGCATGAGGCGTTACTGATTGCTGTCGGGGAGGTGAATAAAGACCGTTCTCCTTATGCCAGTAAACATGCCATTCGTGATGTACGTGCACGCCGCCAGGCAAATCTGGAATTTCTTAAATCGTGTGACCTTGAAAACAGGGAAACCGGCGAGCGCATCGACCTTATCAGTAAGGTGATGGGCAGTATTTCTAATCCTGAAATTCGCCGGATGGAGCTGATGAACACCATCGCCGGTATTGAGCGTTACGCTGCCGCAGAGGGTGATGTGGGGATGTTTATCACGCTGACCGCGCCGTCAAAGTATCATCCGACACGTCAGGTCAGAAAAGGCGAAAGTAAAACCGTCCAGCTAAATCACGGCTGGAACGATGAGGCATTTAATCCAAAGGATGCGCAGCGTTATCTCTGCCGTATCTGGAGCCTGATGCGCACGGCATTCAAGGATAATGATTTACAGGTCTACGGTTTGCGTGTCGTCGAGCCACACCACGACGGAACGCCGCACTGGCATATGATGCTTTTTTGTAATCCACGCCAGCGTAACCAGATTATCGAAATCATGCGTCGCTATGCGCTCAAAGAGGATGGCGACGAAAGAGGAGCCGCGCGAAACCGTTTTCAGGCGAAACACCTTAACCGGGGCGGTGCTGCGGGGTATATCGCGAAATACATCTCAAAAAATATCGACGGCTATGCACTGGATGGTCAGCTCGATAATGATACCGGCAGACCGCTGAAAGACACTGCCGCGGCTGTTACCGCATGGGCGTCAACGTGGCGCATCCCGCAATTTAAAACGGTTGGTCTGCCGACAATGGGGGCTTACCGTGAACTACGCAAATTGCCTCGCGGCGTCAGCATTGCTGATGAGTTTGACGAGCGCGTCGAGGCTGCACGCGCCGCTGCAGACAGTGGTGATTTTGCGTTGTATATCAGCGCGCAGGGCGGGGCAAATGTCCCGCGCGATTGTCAGACTGTCAGGGTCGCCCGTAGCCCGTCGGATGACGTTAACGAGTACGAGGAAGAAGTCGAGAGAGTGGTCGGCATTTACGCGCCGCATCTCGGCGCGCGTCATATTCATATCACCAGAACGACGGACTGGCGCATTGTGCCGAAAGTGCCGGTCGTTGAGCCTTTGACTTTAAAAAGCGGCATCGCCGCGCCTCGGAGTCCTGTCAATAACTGTGGAAAGCTCACCGGTGGTGATACTTCATTACAGGCTCCCACACCGTCTGAGCACGCTGCAGCAGTACTTAATCTGGTTGATGACGGGGTTATAGAATGGAATGACCCGGAGGTTGTGAGGGCGCTCAGGGGCGCATTAAAACACGGTCGGAGAACGCAAAACCGTCAGCAAAGAAACGGAAGCCCGTTAAAACCATATGAAATGGCACCATCGGCCAGACTGACCAGGTCGGAACGAATGCAAATTACCCGTATCCGTGTTGACCTTGCTCAAAAGGGTATCAGGCCGCAGCGATGGGAGCTCGAAGTGTTGGCACGAGGCGCTACTGTTAGTTATGAGGGACAAAATTTTGCATTCACGGATAGCCATGACTGGAGTGGTTTTGCTGAACACTTTGATCTTTTTGAGTAATTACCATAAAATGCTCAGGCTACCGCTTGGGATATCCCATGGAATGCTCAGTGTATACGCTTTATGCATAGGGTATAAAGGCTGCAATTGGCAACAATTGTGCTGACATGGAGATAAACTCATGTTGAAACTAGTGAGAGTACGTCAGTACAACCGCTATCGTTTCGGACGTTGGGAGACGGTGCGTAAACACCGCCGTTCTTACCCAACACGATGAGATGATATGCGGCCTAAGCGGTAGTGTCTTCTATATTCTTTTTCTCTTCATACATTTTATTAAAATGTGAAATATCTCCCATAAGTCTAAATATCTCTTTAAATTGTGTGATGTATATGTCGGGTGTTATTTCACCCATATCTGTTATGTTTATCGAATCTGAGTGTGAACCTCTATTTATATATCTATAGAAAGCCTTGAAATTACTATTGCTTTCATTTTGTGCAAGCTTGTTCAATTCATCTTGTAACTCGTTAGTTTTATGAACAAATGCAAAGTAATATTCTAAGATGTTTCTCATTGTATTAGGGATAACTACATTGTGAATTTTTCCATCTCTGGCATCCTTGAGTATTTGCCATAAAGATTGATATTCATTTTGCAAACTATCTCTGCTGATGTTAGAAAAAGAACTATGTAGGTTTTTTGTTATTCTAAAAAGCTGATAGGTGCTATTGAATTTCCTTTCTGAAATTGGAGCTAACTTTATTAGCTCATGAAAAAAATATAGATTATGAGTGAGGATTATCACTTTATTAGCAGAAGTGAAAATGTCATAGTGAATCATTGATGCTATATCATAGATATAGTTCTGAGAGAGACTTGAAATAGGATCGTCAATGACGATTAAACTGTCTCGGTTGTCGAATTCATCTGTGTTTGTTTGTCCCTTACAATATTCAATAAAATAGAGAAATGTAATGAGAGTTTTTTCACCTTCGCTAAGAGATCTATATACATTTTTACTTGGTGTATTATCTGAGCGAACTATAACGAAACTATTTTTTATGGTTGGATGTTTATCAATGTAGAAACAGGTAATGCCAAGGTTTTTTAATTTTGAGTTTATCGAGGAGATTGTTGCGTCGATATTGGATGTTTTATTTCTTAATTCCTTTATTTCATCATCAGTGTGTTTGATTTCTTTGTTAATAGAATCAATGCTTTCTTCGAGACTCTTGATAATGATGTCGTTTTCGACTTGAATTTTCTCTAAAACTTCAAAGTCTGTATTGCGGTAGTTTCTCAATGCTCCCCAAAACTGATTTTTTATTTTATCTTGAGTAAGGTTAAATTGTTTTACCTTTTCATTAAGGTCATTAATTCTAGAGTTATATTGTTTTATGTCTTTTAGAAGAGATTCCTCAATATCTTTATCTTTATCAAGAATTACGCTGAGTGACGGGTTTTGTATCTTGTTATTAATTAACTCAATGTTACTTTTTAGCATTTTCTCAAGGGAAGAAATGTGAGCAAGACTAGTTTTTCTTTCTTCAATTGAGATTGCTGTACAGTCATTTAACTGTGTTTTTAGTAATTGAAGTTGTTCTTGAGTAGTTAATTCATAAATATATTTTAATTTTTTAATTGATGTTATTTTCTGAGCGTAGCTCTCATCAAAAATTTGCTCGAGCGCCTCTGTGAATTTATCATCAATGGTTTCTTTTTGACAAAAAGGGCAAATGTCGCCAACTAAATAATTTTCTTTACCTTTTTTAACCCAATCGAGATTCTGAAGCTTTTTGATTGTTTCTGATAGATAGCTATTGCTAGAATCAATGACAGGAGTCTTTAATAAATTTTCATCATCAAAAGAAATAGGATAAGGATTATATGGAGATATTGTTTGTATGGTGGTGTTTTTATGATTCAATAACTCTCTGTAGTCAGTTAATAATTGATTTAAATCTATATCAGATAATCTAATAGAAGACTTTACCTTTGTGAAAAGGTTTCTTTTATTCTTAAGGTACCCTGCCATTAATGAGTTGACATCAGAGTTTCTTATGTATTCGGTATTTAACCATATTGATTCAGTACAACTTGTTTCTGCATCATGATTGCGGTCTTTAATTTTTTGATAATTTGTTTTTGTTGCCTCTAGTTTTATTTTTAATGTTTTAACTATTTCTCTTTTCTTACTTATCTCTTTTTCGATCTCGGTATTTTCTTTGCTTAATGTAAAAATCCCTTTTTGAACATCTTTATCAAAGAAGTTGTCTTCAATGAACTTTGTATTATAAACCAATGGACGATAGTTATTAATGTTTGTGCAGCGGCAGTCCCTATAGTCATCGTCTGCTGGATTATAGAAAAAATTTGATATGGTAGATTTTCCAGCTCCGTTTTGCCCGTAAAGGATATTTATTCTTTTTTCGAGGGATATTTTCGTATATTTATTTTTGTCGTAGCTTGTTACATTTTTTAGACTAAGTTCCATTTTTATTTTTCTCTATTGTTTGTGTGTGTATATATGAAAACTGGTCAAAAATTGCTCTGGAAAAGACATGGCAATTACAAAAGATCTACCTTAGATGAGTAACATTTTCAAGCCACAGCTAAGCTTTCAGTTGCATGATTTTGCATTTGATTTTGTGGTCTAAAACCTAAGATGAACACTTTGTTGGGTAAGGTGTGTGTATACGAATGCAACTGCATTAAAACCGACCCATGAAGCGGGCGGGCGAGGCGGGGAAAGCACTGCGCGCTGGCGGTGGTGCTGATTTTATTTTTTCAGCGTCTGAGCGCGTCGTGATGGCGTTTAGATTGTTCGCCGGGGCGTTGGTGTGTCTGCGGGATGTTTTGTGCGGTGGTGAGCGTGTGAGGGCGTGATGACAGGGTGTAAAAAAGCCGCCCGCAGGCGGCGATGTTCAGCCGTTGTCAGTGTCCAGTGAGTAGTTTTTAAAGCGGATGACCTCCTGACCGAGCCAGCCGTTTATCTCGCGGATCCTGTCCTGTAACGGGATAAGTTCATTGCGGACAAAGACCTTTGCCACTTTCTCAATATCACCCAGCGACCCGACGTTCTCCGGCTTGCCACCCATCAACTGAAAGGGGATGCGGTGCGCGTCCAGCAGGTCAGCGGCGCTGGCTTTTTTGATATTAAAAAAATCGTCCTTCGTCGCCACTTCACTGAGGGGGATAATTTTAATGCCGTCGGCTTTCCCCTGTGGGGCATAGAGAAACAGGTTTTTAAAGTTGTTGCGGCCTTTCGACTTGACCATGTTTTCGCGAAGCATTTCGATATCGTTGCGATCCTGCACGGCATCGGTGACGTACATGATGTATCCGGCATGTGCGCCGTTTTCGTAATACTTGCGGCGGAACAGCGTGGCCGACTCATTCAGCCAGGCAGAGTTAAGGGCGCTGAGGTATTCCGGCAGGCCGTACAGCTCCTGATTAATATCCGGCTCCAGCAGGTGAAACACGGAGCCGGGCGCGAAGGCTGTCGGCTCGTTGAAGGACGGCACCCACCAGTAAACATCCTCTTCCACGCCACGGCGGGTATATTTTGCCGGTGAGGTTTCCAGTCTGATGACCTTACCGGTGGTGCTGTAACGCTTTTCCAGAAACGCATTACCGAACACCAGAAAATCCAGCACAAAGCGGCTGAAATCCTGCTGGGAAAGCCACGGATGCGGGATAAATGTCGAGGCCAGAATATTACGTTTGACGTAAATCGGTGAGCTGTGATGCACGGCAGCACGCAGGCTTTTTGCCAGACCGGTAAAGCTGACCGGTGGCTCATACCATCTGCTGTTACTGATGCACTCGACGTAATCCAGAATGTCACGGCGGTCGAGTACCGGCACCGGCTCGCCAAAGGTGAATGCTTCCATTTTCGGGGCGCTGGCGGTCATTTTTTTTGCCGCAGGTTGCGGTGTTTTCCCTTTTTTCTTGCTCATCAGTAAAACTCCAGAATGGTGGATGTCAGCGGGGGGATGATACCGGCGGTGAGTGGCTCATTTAACAGGGCGTGCATGGTTGCCCAGGCGAGGTCGGCGTGGCTGGCTTCCTCGCTGCGGCTGGCCTCATAGGTGGCGCTGCGTCCGCTGCTGGTCATGGTCTTGCGGATAGCCATAAACGAGCTGGTGATGTCGGTGGCGCTGACGTCATATTCCAGACAGCCACGGCGGATAACGTCTTTTGCCTTGAGCACCATTGCGGTTTTCATTTCCGGCGTGTAGCGGATATCGCGCGCGGCGGGATAGAACGAGCGCACGAGCTGGAACACACCGACACCGAGGCCGGTGGCATCAATACCGATGTATTCGACGTTGTATTTTTCGGTGAGTTTGCGGATGGATTCCGCCTGAGTGGCAAAGTCCATGCCTTTCCACTGGTGACGCTCAAGTATTCTGAATTTGCCACCGGCCACCACCGGCGGTGCCAGTACCACGCATCCGGCGCTGTCTCCACGGTGTGACGGGTCGTAACCAATCCATACCGGACGTGAGCCGAACGGATTGGCGGCAAACGGCGCATAGTCTTCCCATTCTTCCAGCGTGTCGACCATGCAGCGTTGCAGCTCCTCGAACGGGAACACCGACGCCTTGTCGTCAACAAATTCACACATGAACAGGTTTTTAAAATCGTCGGCGCTGTTTTCGCGTTTAAGCTGCTCAATGTCGAACAGCGTGCAGCCACCTTTCAGGGCGTCCTCAATGGTGACAATCTGCCGCCACTGGCCGTCCGCACAGAGAAGACCTCCGGCAAGGGCATTATGACTGACGTCGATTTCCACGCGTTCGGCGGCGCTGGCGCGTCCCCGGTTAAACAGTTCACCCGACCAGAACGGGTAGGCGTCGTGCGCCAGCGTGGACGGGGTGGAGAAATAGGTCGAGCGCAGGTGACTCTGTGAGGCCATACCTGATGCCACCTTACGCAGTACCTGAAAATTCGGGATCCAGAAAATCTCATCGACGTACAGGTCGCCGTTATGGCTCTGCGCGGTGTTGGAGTTAGTGCCGAGAAAAATCAGTTTTGCGCCGTTATTGCCCAGGACAATCGGGTCACCGGTCAGGTCAACGTCAACTAGACGGGCAAAGGCGATGATGTATTCGCGGAACACATACGCCTGCGTTTTACTGGCCGACAGAAAAATCTGGTTATGACCGGTTTTCAGGGCGCGCAGCAGCGCCTCGCGGGAAAAATAAAACGTCGCGCCAATCTGGCGGGATTTCAGGATATCGCGGATGCGGTGCTCAAGCCCGGCGCGATACCAGTGCAACTGATAGTCGAAAGACTGCTCAAAGAAAATCTGCTCCAGCTTTTCGATGGCCTCGTCACTGAAAAAATTCTTTTTCGGTTTGCGCCGCCCGCCTTTGTTGCGGTTAGCGACGTTCGGATTAAGGTCTGCCTCGTTGCCGGTCTGACTGTAGCGGTTGACCCGCGCCAGTCGTTCAATCTGGCGTCCGAGCAGGTCAATTTCCTTGAAATCACCGCCGGTTTTCTGCGGTTTGATGATGAGCTGGGTCAGCCGCGCTTCCAGGCTCATTTCGACACGGCTGATGGGGGCAACACTGTCCCAGCCGTCGCGCTGTTTCCAGCTCTGCACCGTCGGGCGTTTCATCTGCAACATGGCGGCAATCTGCGGCACGGAAAATCCCTGCCAGTACAGCAGCGCCGCCTGACGACGCGGGTCGTGTAAAAGAGTGGTGTCTGTGGTGATGGTCATGAATACCTCGCCGTGATGAATACACGGCAAGGCTACTGAGTCGCGCCCCGCGATTCGCTAAGGTGCTGTTGTGTCAGTGATAAGCCATCCGGGACTGATGGCGGAGGATGCGCATCGTCGGGAAACTGATGCCGACATGTGACTCCTCTAATCACTATTCAGGACTCCTGACAATGGCAAAAAAAGTCTCAAAATTCTTTCGTATCGGCGTTGAGGGTGACACCTGTGACGGGCGTGTCATCAGTGCGCAGGATATTCAGGAAATGGCCGAAACCTTTGACCCGCGAGTCTATGGTTGCCGCATTAACCTGGAACATCTGCGCGGCATCCTGCCTGACGGTATTTTTAAGCGTTATGGCGATGTGGTCGAACTGAAGGCCGAAAAGATTGACGATGATTCGGCGCTGAAAGGCAAATGGGCGCTGTTTGCGAAAATCACCCCGACCGATGACCTTATCGCGATGAACAAGGCTGCGCAGAAGGTCTACACCTCAATGGAAATTCAGCCGAACTTTGCCAACACCGGCAAATGTTATCTGGTGGGTCTGGCCGTCACCGATGACCCGGCAAGCCTCGGCACGGAATACTTGGAATTCTGCCGCACGGCAAAACACAACCCCCTGAACCGCTTCAAATTAAGCCCTGAAAACCTGATTTCAGTGGCAACGCCTGTTGAGCTGGAATTTGAAGACCTGCCTGAAACCGTGTTCACCGCCCTGACCGAAAAGGTGAAATCCATTTTTGGCCGCAAACAGGCCAGCGATGACGCCCGTCTGAATGACGTGCATGAAGCGGTGACCGCTGTCGCTGAACATGTGCAGGAAAAACTGAGCGCCACTGAGCAGCGCCTCGCTGAGATGGAAACTGCCTTTTCCGCTCTTAAGCAGGAGGTGACTGACAGGGCGGATGAAACCAGCCAGGCATTCACCCGCCTGAAAAACAGTCTCGACAGCACCGAAAGTCTGACCCAGCAGCGCCGCAGCAAGGCCACCGGCGGTGGCGGTGACGCCCTGATGACGAACTGCTGACCGGCGTCAGCCAGTCCGGGAAAACCTTCACGATTAACCCTTAATTTCAGGAAAAACTATGCGCCAGGAAACCCGCTTTAAATTTAATGCCTACCTGTCCCGTGTTGCCGAACTGAACGGCATCGACGCCGGTGATGTGTCGAAAAAATTCACCGTTGAACCGTCGGTCACCCAGACCCTGATGAACACCATGCAGGAGTCCTCTGATTTTCTGACCCGCATCAACATTGTGCCGGTCAGCGAAATGAAAGGGGAAAAAATTGGTATCGGTGTCACCGGCTCCATCGCCAGCACCACCGACACCGCCGGTGGCACCGAGCGTCAGCCGAAGGACTTCTCGAAGCTGGCGTCTAACAAGTACGAATGCGACCAGATTAACTTCGATTTTTATATCCGCTACAAAACGCTTGACCTGTGGGCGCGTTATCAGGATTTCCAGCTCCGTATCCGTAACGCCATTATCAAACGCCAGTCCCTTGATTTCATCATGGCCGGTTTTAACGGCGTGAAGCGTGCCGAAACCTCTGACCGCAGCAGCAATCCGATGCTGCAGGATGTGGCGGTTGGCTGGCTGCAGAAATACCGCAATGAAGCCCCGGCGCGTGTGATGAGCAAGGTCACTGACGAGGAAGGCCGCACCACCTCTGAGGTTATCCGCGTGGGTAAGGGCGGTGATTATGCCAGCCTCGATGCACTGGTGATGGATGCGACCAACAACCTGATTGAGCCGTGGTATCAGGAAGACCCTGACCTTGTGGTGATTGTGGGACGTCAGCTACTGGCGGACAAGTATTTCCCCATCGTCAACAAGGAGCAGGACAACAGCGAAATGCTGGCCGCTGACGTCATCATCAGCCAGAAACGCATCGGTAACCTGCCGGCGGTACGCGTCCCGTACTTCCCGGCGGATGCGATGCTCATCACGAAGCTGGAAAACCTGTCCATCTACTACATGGATGACAGCCATCGCCGCGTGATTGAGGAAAACCCGAAACTCGACCGCGTGGAGAACTACGAGTCAATGAACATTGATTACGTGGTGGAAGACTACGCCGCCGGTTGTCTGGTGGAAAAAATTAAGGTCGGTGATTTCTCCACACCGGCCAGGGCGACCGCAGAGCCGGGAGCGTAACCGATGACGAGTCCCGCACAGCGCCACATGATGCGGGTCTCGGCAGCGATGACCGCGCAGCGGGAAGCCGCCCCGCTGCGACATGCAACTGTCTATGAGCAGATGCTGGTTAAGCTCGCCGCAGACCAGCGCACACTGAAAGCGATTTATTCAAAAGAGCTGAAGGCCGCAAAAAAACGCGAACTGCTGCCGTTCTGGTTGCCGTGGGTGAACGGCGTGCTGGAGCAGGGCAAAGGCGCACAGGATGACATTCTGATGACGGTCATGCTGTGGCGTCTGGATACCGGCGATATTGCCGGTGCGCTGGAGATTGCCCGTTATGCCCTGAAGTATGGTCTGACCATGCCGGGGAAACACCGCCGCACCCCGCCGTACATGTTCACCGAGGAGGTGGCGCTTGCGGCCATGCGCGCTCACGCTGCCGGTGAGTCTGTGGATCCCCGCCTGCTGACGGACACCCTTGAACTGACCGCCACGGCTGACATGCCTGATGAAGTGCGCGCAAAGCTGCACAAAATCACCGGTCTGTTTCTGCGTGACGGTGGTGATGCCGCAGGTGCGCTGGCGCACCTGCAACGTGCGACACAGCTCGACTGTCAGGCAGGCGTCAAAAAAGAGATTGAACGACTGGAGCGGGAGCTGAAACCGAAGCCGGAGCCGCAGCCAAAAGCGGCCACCCGTACCCCGCATAAGACCCGGAGCGTGACACCGGCAAAACGTGGACGCCCGAAAAAGAAAGCCAGTTAACAACCGAATGCGCCCCGCGCCAGGGCGGCACGCCGGTCAGTGTGGGTGAATCACCTGACACTGTACCGGCGTCCACCGCCCGACTTTTCTGAGGTAGTCATGATGACGCTGATTATTCCGCGAAAGGAGGCTCCCGTGTCCGGTGAGGGTACGGTGGTCATCCCGCAACCGGCAGGCGACGAGCCGGTGATTAAAAACACGTTCTTTTTTCCCGATATCGACCCGAAGCGCGTCCGGGAACGTATGCGCCTTGAGCAGACCGTCGCCCCCGCCCGTCTGCGTGAGGCCATCAAGTCAGGCATGGCGGAGACGAATGCGGAGCTGTACGAGTACCGCGAACAGAAAATTGCCGCCGGTTTTACGCGTCTGGCTGACGTCCCGGCGGACGATATCGACGGTGAAAGCATCAAGGTTTTTTACTACGAGCGCGCCGTGTGTGCGATGGCGACCGCGTCGCTTTATGAGCGTTATCGCGGCGTGGATGCCAGTGCGAAAGGCGACAAGAAGGCCGACAGCATTGACAGCACTATTGATGAACTGTGGCGGGATATGCGCTGGGCGGTGGCGCGTATCCAGGACAAGCCGCGCTGCATCGTGAGTCAAATCTGATGAAGACCTTTGCGCTACAGGGCGACACGCTCGACGCCATTTGTGTCCGGTATTACGGGCGCACTGAGGGCGTGGTCGAGGCTGTGCTCGCCGCAAATCCGGGACTGGCTGAACTGGGGGCGGTGCTGCCACATGGCACCGCCGTCGAACTGCCCGACGTTCAGACCGCGCCCGTGGCTGAAACTGTCAATCTGTGGGAGTAACGCATGACAGCAGAAGAAAAAAGCGTCCTGTCGCTTTTCATGATTGGGGTGCTGATTGTTGTCGGCAAAGTGCTTGCCGGTGGTGAACCCATCACCCCGCGTCTGTTTATCGGGCGCATGTTGCTCGGTGGTTTTGTCTCGATGGTTGCCGGTGTTGTTCTGGTGCAGTTTCCTGACCTGTCACTGCCTGCGGTGTGCGGTATCGGCTCCATGCTGGGTATCGCCGGTTATCAGGTGATTGAGATTGCCATTCAGCGCCGTTTTAAGGGCAGGGGGAAACAGTAATGCCGGTAATTAACACGCATCAGAATATCGCGGCCTTTCTCGACATGCTGGCAGTGTCCGAAGGGACGGCGAATCATCCGCTGACGAAAAACCGGGGCTATGACGTGATAGTCACCGGACTGGACGGGAAGCCGGAAATTTTCACCGACTACAGTGACCACCCGTTCGCGCATGGCCGACCGGCGAAGGTGTTTAACCGTCGCGGTGAAAAATCCACGGCCTCCGGTCGCTATCAGCAACTTTACCTGTTCTGGCCGCATTACCGCAAACAGCTTGCCCTGCCGGATTTCAGTCCGTTGTCACAGGACAGACTCGCCATTCAGTTGATCCGCGAACGCGGTGCACTGGATGACATCCGGGCGGGACGCATTGAGCGCGCCATTTCACGCTGTCGCAATATCTGGGCGTCCCTGCCGGGAGCCGGTTACGGTCAGCGTGAGCATTCACTGGAAAAACTGGTCACCGTCTGGCGTACCGCCGGCGGCGTACCGGCTTAAACGGAGTAAACACCATGAAGAAATTATCCCTTTCACTGATGCTGAACGTGTCGCTGGCGCTGATGCTGGCACTGTCCCTGATTTACCCGCAGAGCGTGGCCGTCAGTTTTGTCGCCACCTGGGCGATTCTGGCGACGGTTATCTGTGTGGTTGCCGGTGGTGTCGGTGTGTATGCCACTGAGTATGTACTGGAACGCTACGGACGGGAGCTGCCGCCGGAATCGCTGGCCGTGAAGATTGTCACGTCGCTGTTTTTGAAGCCGGTGCCGTGGCGCAGACGGGCAGTAGCTCTGGTGGTGATGGTGGCGACATTTATCTCGCTGGTTGCTGCCGGGTGGATTTTTACCGCGCTGATTTATCTTGTGGCGTCGCTGTTTTTCCGGCTGATACGTACGGCCTGTCGTCAGCGTCTTGAGGGGCGGGAACCATGTCAAAGCTGATGATTGTGCTGGTCGTGTTGTTATCGCTGGCGGTGACAGGTCTGTTTCTGGCGAAGCATGAAAACGCCAGCCTGCGCGCCTCGCTGGACAGGGCGAACAACGTCGCCAGCGGTCAGCAGACGACCATCACCATGCTGAAAAATCAGCTTCATGTTGCGCTCACCAGGGCAGATAAAAACGAGCTGGCGCAGGTTGCACTGCGTCAGGAACTGGAGAACGCCGCGAAACGTGAAGCACAGCGCGAGAAAACCATCACGAGGTTACTTAATGAGAACGAAGATTTTCGCCGCTGGTACGGTGCTGACCTGCCTGATGCTGTGCGCCGGTTGCACCAGCGCCCCGCCTGCACCGACGCCAGTGATTGTCCACAACGCCTGCCCGAAAGTGAGTCTTTGCCCGATGCCGGGCAGTGACCCGGAGACGAACGGCGATTTAAGTGCCGATATCCGGCAGCTTGAGAACGCGCTGGCACGCTGTGCCAGCCAGGTAAAAATGATTAAACACTGTCAGGACGAAAACGATGCTCAAACCCGACAGCCTGCGCAGGGCGCTGACTGATGCCGTCACGGTGTTGAAAACTAACCCCGATATGCTGCGGATATTCGTGGATAACGGGAGTATTGCCTCCACACTGGCGACGTCGTTGTCATTCGAAAAGCGTTACACGCTCAATGTCATTGTGACCGACTTTACCGGTGATTTTGACCTGCTCATCGTGCCGGTGCTGGCATGGCTGCGGGAAAATCAGCCCGACATCATGACCACCGACGAAGGCCAGAAAAAGGGCTTCACGTTTTATGCAGACATCAACAATGACAGCAGCTTTGATATCAGCATCAGCCTGATGCTGACCGAGCGCACGCTGGTCAGTGAGGTTGACGGTGCGCTGCATGTGAAGAATATCCCGGAACCTCCGCCGCCGGAGCCGGTCACCCGCCCGGTGGAGCTGTATATCAATGGCGAACTGGTGAGCAAGTGGGATGAATGAGTTTAAGCGTTTTGAAGACCGGCTGACCGGACTTATTGAATCGCTGTCACCGTCAGGGCGTCGGCGACTGAGTGCCGAACTGGCGAAACGTCTGCGTCAGAGTCAGCAGCGTCGGGTGATGGCACAGAAAGCCCCGGACGGCACACCCTACGCACCACGCCAGCAGCAGAGCGCCAGAAAAAAGAACCGGTCGCGTTAAGCGAAAAATGTTTGCGAAACTTATCACCAGTCGTTTTTTGCATATCCGCGCCAGCCCGGAACAGGCATCAATGGAGTTTTACGGCGGAAAGTCACCGAAAATCGCCAGTGTGCATCAGTTCGGTCTGTCGGAAGAAAACCGGAAAGACGGTAAGAAAATTGATTATCCGGCGCGTCCCCTGCTCGGCTTTACCGGTGAGGATGTGCAGATGATTGAAGAGATTATTCTGGCGCACCTCGACCGTTAGTTGTGCCATTCCCGACACCTCATCGTCACATTGCCGCCGGTATGACCCGGCGGCATCCTTCCCGTTATGAACACTCTCGCAAATATTCAGGAACTCGCGCGCGCACTGCGCAACATGATTCGTACCGGCCTTGTCGTCGAAACCGACCTTAACGCCGGTCGCTGCCGTGTGCAGACCGGCGGCATGTGCACCGACTGGCTTCAGTGGCTGACCCATCGTGCCGGGCGTTCGCGCACATGGTGGGCACCTTCCGTGGGGGAACAGGTGCTGATTCTGGCCGTGGGCGGTGAACTCGACACGGCGTTTGTTCTGCCGGGGATTTATTCCGGCGATAACCCCGCGCCGTCTGCGTCGGCTGATGCCCTGCATATCCGTTTCCCTGACGGGGCGGTGATTGAGTATGAACCTGAAACCAGTGCACTCACGGTAAGCGGAATTAAAACGGCCAGCGTGACGGCTTCTGATTCTGTTACTGCCACGGTGCCGGTGGTCATGGTGAAAGCATCAACCCGCGTCACCCTGGACACCCCGGAGGTGGTCTGCACCAACAGGCTGATTACCGGCACGCTGGAAGTGCAGAAGGGCGGGACGATGCGCGGCAACATTGAACACACCGGCGGTGAACTCTCATCAAACGGTAAGGTACTGCATACCCATAAACACCCCGGCGACAGCGGCGGCACAACCGGGAGTCCTCTATGACAGCGCGTTATCTCGGAATGAATCGCAGTGATGGCCTGACTGTCACTGACCTTGAGCATATCAGCCAGAGTATCGGCGATATCCTGCGCACACCGGTCGGCTCACGGGTGATGCGTCGTGATTACGGCTCGTTGCTGGCGTCAATGATTGACCAGCCGCAGACCCCGGCGCTTGAGTTGCAGATTAAGGTCGCCTGTTACATGGCCGTGCTGAAATGGGAACCCCGCGTCACCCTGTCATCCGTCACCACGGCGCGCAGTTTTGACGGGCGAATGACGGTCACGTTAACCGGTCAGCACAACGACACCGGCCAGCCACTTTCGTTAACCATCCCTGTGAGTTGAAACCATGCCGATTATCGACCTGAACCAGCTACCCGCACCGGATGTGGTCGAGGAGCTGGACTTTGAAACCATTCTTGCCGAACGCAAGGCGACACTGATTTCCCTTTACCCGGAAGACCAGCAGGAGGCGGTCGCCCGTACCCTGACGCTGGAATCCGAGCCTCTCGTCAAACTGCTGGAGGAAAATGCTTATCGTGAGCTTATCTGGCGTCAGCGTGTGAATGAGGCCGCACGGGCGGTGATGCTGGCTTGTGCCGCCGGTAATGACCTTGATGTGATTGGTGCCAATTACAACACCACGCGCCTGATTATCACCCCGGCAGATGATTCGACTATCCCGCCGACACCGGCAGTGATGGAGTCTGACACCGATTATCGTCTGCGTATTCAGCAGGCGTTTGAGGGCTTAAGCGTCGCCGGGTCGGTGGGAGCCTATCAGTATCATGGTCGCAGTGCTGACGGGCGTGTCGCGGATATCTCTGTCACCAGTCCGTCTCCGGCCTGCGTCACTATCTCCGTGCTGTCACGTGAAAATAACGGCGTCGCATCCGAAGACCTGCTGGCCGTGGTGCGTAACGCCCTTAATGGCGAGGACGTCAGGCCGGTGGCCGACCGCGTGACCGTGCAGTCTGCCGCCATTGTTGAATATCAGATAAACGCCACGCTTTACCTTTACCCAGGTCCCGAAAGCGAACCCATCCGCGCTGCTGCCGTGAAAAAACTGGAAGCGTACATCACGGCACAGCACCGGCTTGGGCGCGACATCCGTCTGTCTGCCATTTATGCCGCTTTGCATGTGGAAGGCGTGCAGCGTGTCGAACTGACTGCACCTCTGGCTGACATCGTGCTCAACAGTACGCAGGCGTCTTTCTGTACTGAATACCGCGTCGTGACCGGAGGCTCGGATGAGTGATTCGCGACTGCTGCCGACCGGCTCATCACCGCTTGAAGTCGCCGCCGCAAAAGCCTGTGCGGAAATTGAAAAAACGCCGGTCAGTATTCGTGAGCTATGGAACCCGGATACCTGTCCGGCAAATCTGCTGCCGTGGCTGGCGTGGTCATTTTCGGTTGACCGCTGGGATGATAAGTGGCCGGAAGCGACAAAACGCGCTGTTATCCGCGATGCGTATTTCATTCACTGCCATAAGGGCACTATTGGTGCGATTCGCCGTGTGGTGGAGCCGCTCGGCTATCTGATTGAGGTGAGGGAGTGGTGGCAGCTCAACGAGGAGCCGGGGACGTTCCGCATCGTTGTTGGCGTGCTTGAGCAGGGTATTACCGAGGAAATGTATCAGGAGCTGGAGCGTCTCGTTGCTGATGCAAAACCTGCAAGCCGCCATCTGACGGGACTGGCTATCAGTTTAAGTACAACCGGCAACATTTTTGCCGGTGCGGGATGCTATCACGGCGACGCCCTGATGGTTTATCCCTACACCCCGGAGGCCATTATTGTCGGAGGGGATTATTTCCCGGCCTCGGCCATTCATTTAATTGATAACCTGAGAGTAAACGCATGACAGTGAAATACTACGCCATTCTGACTAATCAGGGCGCGGCACGGCTGGCTAACGCGACGATGCTCGGCAGTAAGCTGAATCTGACGCAAATGGCCGTTGGTGATGCAAATGGTGTCTTGCCGACACCAGACCCGGCACAGACAAAACTTATTAACCAGAAACGCATCGCGCCGCTGAATCTTCTGAGTGTTGACCCGAACAACCAGAGCCAGATTATTGCGGAGCAAATCATCCCTGAGAACGAGGGCGGATTCTGGATCCGTGAGATTGGGCTTTATGATGATGAAGGCGTACTCATTGCGGTGGCGAACTGCCCGGAAACGTACAAACCGCAGTTGCAGGAAGGCAGTGGTCGTACCCAGACTATCCGCATGATTCTGGTTGTCACGAATACCGAAGCTATCACGCTGAAAATCGACCCGTCGGTGGTACTGGCGACCCGTAAATACGTGGATGATGAAGTCCTGGAATTAAAGCTGTATGTGGATGACCAGATGAGAAACCACATTGCCGCACAGGACCCTCATACCCAGTATGCGCAGAAACATAATCCGACATTTACCGGAGAACCAAAAGCGCCGACGCCTGCCGCAGGAAATAACACCACGCGGATTGCGACCACTGAGTTTGTTCAGGCCGCTGTTACCGCTCTGATTAACGGTGCGCCTGCCACGCTGGACACACTAAAAGAAATTGCTGCAGCCATTAACAATGACCCGAAATTCAGCACCACCATTAACAATGTGCTGTCAGGTAAGCAGCCACTGGATGAGACGCTGACTCATTTGAGTGGAAAGGATGTTGCCGGTCTTCTCGCATACCTTGGTTTAGAAGAAACGATAAATCGTGCCGCCGATGCGTTACAAAAATCACAGAACGGTGCAGACATTCCTGACAAGCCGCGGTTTGTACAAAATATCGGTTTAAAAGAAACCCTCAATCCAACAAAACGCGTGAGTATCGGCAATATCGGAACCGGCGTTTTTGACGGCAGCACACCGTGTATAAATATCGGTGACAGTGACAGTGGATTTATCGGCAGCGCGGATGGCGTACTGGATATTTACTGTAACGCTGCCAAAGTGGGTTATATCGATGGCAACGGATTACACATGCTCACCGATATTCATTTCGATAATGCGCGCATGACCACTAATGGTGACATTTTTGGTTCAGTGTGGGGGAATAACTGGCTGAGTATCTGGATTACTAATCAGCTAAATACCCGTGGAACGATTGACTGGATCAATAGTGAACTGGCAGTTCGTGACAACAACATCAACACCCGCGCCACATGGGATTATGTTAACCAGACTTTCGCCCGTAAAAATACCGGCAGCATTCAGGACTGGGGCTGGATTCTGGACGACAGCACCGGATTTATAATGCAGTGGGGAACACTTGGTAACTCAAACGGAACCTACAATTTCCCGCGCGCTTTCCCTGTTGGTTGCTTTGCCGTTTTTGTAACCAATACCAACGCTCAGGGCACCCAGGTGGATAACGCATTCGGATACCCGGTGAGCAACAGTCAGTTTTTTGCCGCCACCAAGTCATCAGGAATGGCCAATCTGGTCAATAATTTTCCTGTAGCCTGGCTTGCACTTGGGAGATAAATATCAATGAGCGAATATTATTACAGCTTTAAAGAAAAAGGTTTTTTCTGGCAACCGGATACCGAATCCGATAATTCCCCTGACGATTTAATTCCCCTGACAGATGAGTATTATCGCGAGCTGATGCAGGGCCAGGTGGACGGAAAATATATTGAGCACAGGAAAGGAGGCCCGGTACTGGTTGAGCATCGCGAATATACACCTGAAGAGCTGGTTGCACAGGCTGAAGCCAGAAAAGCGGAACTTCTTGCTGAGGCTGAGTCAGTTATTGCGCCACTGGCGCGGGCGGTAAAACTGAAAATTGCCACAGATGAAGAGATTAAACGGCTGGAAGCATGGGAACTTTATAGCGTAATGGTAAACCGGGTGGATACAGCTAACCCAGACTGGCCGGAGAAACCAGCTCAGATATAAAAATATAGATATGTAGTAGAGACTGCTGCTATATGTTATATAGCAGCAATGGCTATTTTTTTGATGGTTGAGTGTATAATTTTAGCACTGGTAAATGACGGTTTAGCTCCGGAGTTAGTTCCTGGGGAAAATTATGGATACTATTGGTTCATATT